AAATAGCAGGGGATGAGAGAATCGAACTGCATTGACCGCTCCCTTATTCCGCTCTATTACTGGGTTTCTGACTTTGTGCCTTGATTACTTTGATTACTTTGTAATCAAAATCCTAATAATTGATAGCATTATTAACTTGCTCAATCTTAGTTCTATCAGTCTTATTACTGTAAATGTAATATTTTCTTGTTGTCTCAATGCTTGTATGCCCCATCATTTCTGTTATAACAGTGTCACTCACGCAATTATCATACAATGCAACACTGTATGCCCGGCGGACTTTGTGTGTGGAACGATAATTAATATCCAGTGCCTTGCATATCTTATGCAGCTTTCTGTTAAATGCTTGTTCCTTTATGCGTTCCCCCTTTTCTTCAAACATATAAGTTCCAAAAGGATTTAATCTTCGAATTGCCTTAACAGTATTTACAGCTTTATCTGGAATAATTATATCTCTTAATCCTGCGTCAGATTTAGGATAGTTGCTTACTATCTTAGCCCATTTCCCATTTTCATCTCTGACCTTAATTTCTGTTCTTTGTATAGAAATATAATGTTTAATAGTTCCATCTTTCAGTACAGTGTTGTGAATATCAGAAAACTTAAGTGATGATAACTCACCAGCTCTCATTCCACACTCAAACATAAGTAATAATCCCAAGCTCCTTATATCATATCGTTGCCATAAATATTCTGTGATTCTTGGAATTTCGTCCTCGAAATACACCTGTTCCTCTTTCTTTTTCACATTTTTAGTAAAAGCTCTGCGTGATAAATCCAAGTCTCCCATAAATTGTGTGATACTTAGATTGGTATACCCCTTTTTCTTGGCATATTTAAAAATGCCATTAATAAGGATTCGCATATCAGAATATGCCTTATGTGTAAGCTTACATTCGGCAATAACAGTCTTAATAAAGCATTCTAAGTCATCTTCTGTAATGTACTTGATTTTCTTATCTGCCATGTGATATGCTTCATTAGTGAAAAATCTGGCAAAGTTATCAGTATACTTATCATATGATTGCTTCTTGATTTCGTGATATTCAAGTTTTTGGTCTACCCATTCCTTGAATACAGTCTTAACTAAAGGTTCGTTAGCGAGTTTTTTGTAGTGTTCCACAATTCCATCTTCAAGAGACTCTTGTGTTGAACGCTTTAGCAGCTTTCTGCCGCTTGATGTGCTTTCGTCTGGCAAGTATGTATACCACTTCTTATCCTTTCCTTGCCAGATTTCATTATTGTGTGCTTTTAAATATTTTTTCCTTTCGTTCATTTCAATTTGTTTTTGAACATCGTCACGAGAGATGATACCATTCTCCAGTACATAATTCAACAACTCTTTGTCTGTTAATTCCAATCACAGCACACCCTTTCAATTTTATTTTTAATGTTCCTTATTCTCCTTTCAAGAGTTCTTTGCGATACGCATAATCGTGCAACTATCTCTTTTTGTGTAAAATTCCGAGAAAGAAGTTTGAATATTCTCTCTTCTTCCTCGGTAAAATTGGCATTTTCCAATATCTTTTCAAGTTCCGGCTTAGTCAGTTCTGAAAACTTCATAAGCCATACTCCTTAATATTTAATTTTTATTTTTGTTTCTTCTTCTAGCTGTTCAATAAGTTCTTTCGAATCTATAAGCCCTGCGTTGAAATCTTCGTTGAATTTATCAATCTCATCAATAAGCCGTTCTAGTCGCTTATTTCCAAATCCAAATTTATCATGTAGGACCCATAACAGAATTTTAAGGCATTACCAAACATTTCTTTATTTTCTTTATTCTTCTGCCTATTTAATTTAACTCTCATCATTTGTTCCTGAAATCTTCGTTGTTCCGACTTGCTCATTGTTCTTAACCTCTAGCTTTTCAATTATTAGTTTATTATCCTGCGGATATATTTTATATACATCCCCTGCGCTTATAATACCTTGCCGCATAAACTTAGGCGGTATTGAAACTCGTCCGCAATTATCCATTTTGCGGATAACCATGTCTTTCTCGACATCTTTTTCAGTTATCCCATAATTTTTCCGATATGCTTTAAAGGTGCTATATGGTATTCCGATTTTTTCTGTCATGCGTTTATTTCGTTTTGCTGACCTTTTTCTTGCTAAAACTTTGGCACTTTCTTTAGAATTATATCTTTGATTCCATTCTGCAACCTTGCCACTCTCAACATATTCACACAACTTAGCTTTGCCTTTTTCAGAATTGCGATAGCGTTTTTGGTTTATGTACTGTCTGCGCTGTTTATCTGTCTTATTCTCTATAGAATTTTCCGTGTCAATTTTAGCATCTCTGCTAAAATCTTCTTTTTCTGGCACATCATACTCGCAATCATCTAAAGTACAGTTAAAGCAATCGGGATAAATACAATTTTTGGGTTTCATAATTTACCTCATGGCGTTTATTCTTTCTTGAATATCTTGAGGTGCTTCAATATACTCTTCTGCGTTTGTATTTTGACCGATAAGGGTATTTTCTTTAATTTGTAATGTATTTATATCTCTTTGGAATTTTTGCTCGATTTGAGCCTTATACGAATTTACATTCGTCTTTTCGATAAGTGATTTGATATTGTCTGGCATACGATTTATTTCATTCGCACGCTTAACAACTGTTTCGTAAGTTCTTAGAAAATTTGATTGTATTACTGTTTCTATCATCTGATAATCTGATGCCGCCCAGTTTTTAAGGTTGTCCGGCATACCTACAGCCTGTTTTACAAGTGGTGGTAGCTTGTTGAATTCTTCAACTGCCCCATATGTACCATTCCTTAATGCTTTACTGACTAATCCCCAAGCTGTCATTCCGTCAAGTTCCTGTGGCTGCGATATAGTCTGTATTTTACCTATCAACTGTCCTATGCTTGGAGCAAATCCGCTTATATCAGAGTTGATGTATGCTTTAAGTGCGACTGACACTTGTTCATAACTGTAATTTTCCAACATCATATTCCAGACATCTACTGTTTCTGATAGGTTGTTAGGTTTGTAGTTAGGGTAGCAATCGCACATAATGCGAATGATTTTAACTGTTTCTTCTCTTGTCAAGCGTTGCTACCTCCTGATTCATATAAAATTTTGATGCCATCTGCATCTACATTTGAGCTTTTATTTGCTATGCTTCTAAAAATATCCACATAATCACAATTACCCAAATCAATAGGGCAATTATCTAATATATTTAATATATCTTCAATAACCGCTCTTTCACTATCATTAACTGTGATTTCATAAATTGTATCTGAATACATAATTCTTTCTCCTTCACACATTATCCCAGTCAATAGCACCCTTGCTAAAATTCTGATTGCCCTGCTTATTAGAATTATCTTCTTTCAATCCAAACAGTCCTTGCCAACAATGGTCTACTGACTGATTAAGAATTTTAACAGCTAAGTCATTATCTCCGCCCGATAGCTTTTCAAGAGTATTCATAGCCCTATGCAATGCCTTGTCAGTACAGATAGGTTTTTTAATTCTCTTGCGCATTGTCACATACTCGTTAAATGCTTCATCAAGTAATTCATCATCTGGATAATAACTTTTCTTTTTGGATATTACGTTAGTAATATCTTTTTCTTTTATATTCTTATCTTCTTTAATTTCTTCTGTTCTTTCATTCTTACTTTCTTTTAATATAGAGTTTGTTAATAGAATGTTATCTGTTTGTTGATTGTTTGTTAAGTTGCTTGTTATTTGTTTGTTATCTTGCTTGTTATCCGTTTGATACAAATTGTAGTTAACCACAGTAAATATCGTGAATTTGTTTGTTGCTTTGCTTGTTATTTCGCCTGTTAATTGTAAGTGTTTTAGCGAGGTACGAATTTCCATTACAGACAAATTAGTTTCTTTTGATAATTCAGATATTGAAGAGGGGAAAGACCCTCTTTTAATTATCTTACCTTTGTAATTTCCGTCTTTCCAATAGGCACTTATCAACATATACATAAAAAGTCTGAATGTATTAATATCGCTCCACCATTCCCACTTTAAAATCTTTCTGTCAATTTTAATAAAGTTACCTGCCATAATTACCTCTTCAAGTTCTGTCACATTGTTACTTCACTAAATCGTTGATATTAACTCTGAATCCGTCGAATTCCTTGCCTTTACTCTTGATATAAGCTGTTGTATCAAAGAACATCAAGTTGCCACTATTGTCCGTTGCCATACTTACACCATTTCTTGTAAGACTGCCTTTGAGTAGGTCAAGTAAAATCTGTATTTCCTGCTTTGTTTCGTCTTTCATTATTTGCCTCTCCATATTTCTTCATCAAGAATATATTGCCTGATAAATCTATCTGCGTACTGTGGGTGTATCATTGACCTTGCTGTTTTCTTATTATCTGCCCCTGTTTTTACATAATGTTCTTTTGTCATTGTTCTTATAGCGTCCTTACATTCGATAGCGTTATAACTAATTGGCTCAAAAATAAGATTGTTCTGTGGCTCGCAATTCAAAAGCCAATACTGTGTAGGCTTTTTAAAGTAATCTCCGCTATCTCTCCTATCTCTGTCAATTACCGCTGGGGAATAGCACCAATATCGTCTTAAAAAATGCTCTTCTGAATAAGGATTCTCCATTACTAGCTTTAATCCTTTTCTTATGCAAATAATAAACATTTTGTTTACCAAATCATACATAAGCGAAACTTCTTTAAGCAAATTCATATCAAATTCGCATTTTTCTTCTAAAGACCATTTTTTCTGACTTGCCGACTGTCCTCTGAACCACAGCATTATCTGATTTTCAAACCTTATGCAAGGGAAAAATGCAAATATCAAATCATCTGGGCTTATCTTATCAAACAAACTCGGCTCGCCTTGATACCCCCCTCTATCTCTTTAAAAAGGTCGGTAACATAGTCGGTTTCGCCAAATTCATTCTGAATATCATAGTCGTAGGCTTCAATTCCATACTTTTTGAAAGCATTCTTGAATGTGCCTGACTGTTCAAATAAACAATGTACTATCATTCTAAATCTACCAAAAGGAAACCTCGGTTTTATGTCGCGACAACCTATTCCTTTCTTTGATTTTTAGTTAATTGAATTTTTTATACGCTTTTTAGCTGCTTCAAATACCTTATCGTGAATGTAGGTCTTAATATCGTTATAGCAATCACTACATATTTCATTTATCACTGTCTTTTTATCAACATTTGAATAGCCTCTTTTTGCGTAATCATCAGTGTAAATATCAAAACCATTTATTTCATAACAATCGCTACAAAATTTGCCACAAACATCACATCTGTATGCTTTACTCACTCTGAATCACCTTTTCCATTCCTATATTCTTCTATTGCCTTGCCAACTCTATCTTTACCCCAATCCCCACTACTGTACCATTCAACAGCTTTAAAAATAGGACTTAACATTTCAAAGAGCGTTTCCACTCTTATTTTAGCTGATTTGATATATTCAACTAACCGCCTTGTATCTTTTGCCACATCTTCATATCCGTTTTGATTGAGATAATCAGCCATTTTTTCCAATAATTCAATGTCCCTGTACTGCATGAGGTCGCCAATCTCTTCTGCATATAAATAATTCCAACTTCCACCACTCATTCTGAATCACCCACTTTCACGCAATCGCTTACAAGCATATCTGCCTTGATTAGCTCATAAATAATATCAAGATATGTCCTGCGGTCTCTGTATCTGCAATTTGCGTCTTTATGTATTCTTGGGTCGATGCAGCCTCTCAGCCAATCCATAACATCAAAATACACATCACTCACAAAAAGCATTTTGCACCCTCTAGCAACGCACAAATAGTAACAGCCCTGCTTACCATATTCGCCCTTACATTTCTTAAATCCGAATTTTTCAAACTCTTTGGCTTTAACTTTCGGAATTAGCATCGTTCTCACCCACTTTCTTAAAAGGAACTCCTCTTAAATGCTCGTCAAGGTCTAACTCTAATCCGTCAATATTGCCGTTCAGTTTGTTTTGGCAGTGACATAATAATACTTCAAGGTCACAAACTCTCCCTGCCTTGTATTCACTTCTTATGAAGTCAAGAACTCTGTCTACGCTTTCTATCCTGTACCTTGCTATCTTTGAATTGTAATCAAGCCTTATATCTGCAATTTCTTTTTCGCGCTGTCTGATTTTGGCTAAATTGCCCTTGCAAAATTCATAATCTCTAATAAGTTTTTGCTTTGCAATTCGTGCGACTTCTTCCACTGTATAGCCTTTAATTCCGCTCATTCACTTTCACCAACTTTCTTATCATCAACAATCTTGATTTTCCTGCCACAAGCATTGCAGTAAATATCAATGCCTGTTGCACAACTAAGTCTCATTTTTCCGCACTCTGTAGTAAAAAACGGAAAACCCATGGGTGTATGATTAACATACCATTCACACGGCTTGTTTTCTTCACTATCTGCAATTTCAATGGCAAAATAAAGTATTTGGTCGTATTCCGCATAGTTGTTTTCTTTGTATGTCTTCTGTAAATCTCTTAATTTTTCTGTGATTACACCCATTACTCTTCACCGGCTTTCAGTAAATCCATAAATTTCTCATACTGCTTCTGCGACACCTTATTATTAGCCTTATCCGCTCTCAATTCGATTTTAAGGTGTTTTTCTGCGATAGACGATAATTCCTTTGCTAACACCTTTTTACCTTGCTGTATGCCGTCTCTGTAGCCTTTAGAAGGCTTAAATTCATTTATCTTTTCTTTGCTCTCTCCTTGACCGCCAGCAGTTTTGTTGTATCTACACTGATAACCTTTCTTTGTGTATTCCAAAATCCAATGTTGCTCCATTTCGTCAAGCTTGTCTTTCGGATAGTACATGACATTCAGCTTCCAACCATAAGGATTGTTTTCGCTATAAAATCCTCTTTTCTTGATTGATAAATCTATGTGCTGATAGCCTGTCAAGTGCGATATACTACGTTCTAAGCAATCTACGCTTTGACCGATATAAAAGTACGATATTCCGTTTTCATCGGTCCTAGTGTAGAAATAAATGCCACTCTGACGTTTCATATCAGGGCAAACATCTAAGATACGCTTTTCGTTTTTGCTTTTGATTGCATATATTTGTCGCATATTACTCAATCGGTTCACACTCCTATTCCTTTACAAAATAAAATGTAATGCACAAAATAAAACATCTAAAAATCCAAATAAGATTGACAATACAAGCCATACAATATCTTTCTTGATATTAAACTTGTCACATTTTAATGCAAAAATCCAACTTAAAACCATAAATACAAACGCTAGTAATAAAAACACGGTATCATTCCTTTCTTTATATGAAATCGGTTATGCTCATCTGGTTATCTTTCTCAAACACAAGCATTTCTTTCTTTGCAATTTCAAAATAATGTGGGTCTAATTCAATTCCGATAAATTTTCTATCTGCTTTTATACAAGCAATTCCTGTGCTTCCTATCCCCATAAAAGGGTCTAAAACAACTTGCCCTTTATCCGAAGAATTTTCAATCAATATTTTCATTAGTTCAGCAGGTTTTTCTGTGTCATGTAGATTATTCCCACTTGCATCCTTTTTCTTTTTATTTGGGATAGACAATATATCACTTGTTCCGCAGTTGTTTATTTTTACTCCTTTTCCTTTTCGGAAAAACAAAATGTATTCAAATTGTGACATATAATACTGACCCATTATTTTGTTTCCTTTATCCCATATCAACGATTTAATAAAATGGAATCCATAAGTTTTAAGCCCTTGCTCTTTTTCCTTATCGGTTCTTAAATCAGTAAAAGCATTTAGCATGTGTATAAGATTGACATGATTAGTCATAACATAACAATGGCTACCATCTTTAAGTATTCTGTAAAACTCTGATGCATATTCCGAGCAGTCAATGTTATTGTGCGTAAATACTATTCCTTTTTTATTTATTTCCTTTTGCAACATTCCACCACTGTTTCCAGCACTTCCTCTCGATGTTGTTGGATATGGTGGGTCTGTCGCTATTAAGTCAATGCTTTCGTTTGGAATCTTCTTAATAATGTTTAAGCAATCATCATTGAAAATATTTACATTCCTCTGTTCCATTTTTCAATCGGAGTAAAACCAGTTTTAATGTGCGCACAAACCTCTTACTCCTTTCATAATATTTAATTGTTTTGTTATCTTTAGTGAATTAGATGAATGGTAATTCCTCGTCAATACCATCAGGAATTGACATAAAGCTGTCTGAACTAGCATTACCGCCCATAATTCCATTATTGTTCTGCTGATTAGCACGACTTTCACAAAATTCGTATTTTTCAACAACGCAATCATTAGTGTAGACTTTCTGTCCGTCCTTGTTAGTATAATTGCCTGTCTGCCATCTGCCCTCAACGATAATCTTAGTTCCCTGATGTAAATACTTCTCTGCAAACTCCCCATTCTTGCCAAATGCAATGCAGTTAATAAAGTCTGCTGCCTGTTCGCCCTCTTTCTTAAAAGCTCTGTCAACAGCTAATGTGTATTTTGCTACTGCCATACTTCCGTTTGCTGTCTGTGAATATCTAATCTCTGGCTCTCTAGTCAGTCTCCCGCATAAAATTACTCTGTTAATAAGTCATTCCTCCTTTTTATTACGATACCTTTCTAACATGTGGTATCTTGCATGCTCTGTAAAAGTCATAAGTTTCAAATTTTCTTTTCTGTTATCATTACGAATCCCATTAATATGGTGCACCACTTCATCATCTTTCAAATGTCTGCCAATGATGCATTCCATTATTAAATCGTGTTCCATAATATATCCGTCTTTAGTGGCATTAGGATGGTCGGGGAAATAGATGCAAATATATCCGTCTGTTCTTAATTTTTTATGCCCTATTCCACCTACTTTTTTACTTTCGGACATTTTACGCCTTGTCTCTTCTGATACTATTTTGTTTTTATGCGTTTTACTACTCTTTTCTCTGGCAGATTGTGGATATTCCCACCCCTGCTTTTTAAGGTTGTCAAACACTTCTTTTGTGTTTCTGGACTGTATGCCATATTTTTTCATATAGTTATAAACAGTTCCAACACCGATATGTAAAATGCTTGCAATCTCATACATAGGTTTTCCGCGAATTACATAAAGTTCATACAGAACTTCTTTAGACACTTTATTCATTACTTTTCCTCACTTTCTAATACCTTGATATTTCTATCTCACTGTTCAATATAGAATTAAGTTCCTTGCTAAGTAAATCAAGCTCCCGTTTCACCAATAATTGAGCTTCGCTTATCGCACTCATTATAGATGTACTGTTTAATTTCCTGTCTACAATACATAGCTTTCGACAATTCATATATAACGTTTCCCCGCAACCGTAAATTGTGTGAATACATATTTTTAATTTTTCATTTTCACTTGTGTAGCAAGTTCCTGTTTCAACCGGTTCTCCATATTTTGCATTGCTTATATACTTCATATTCTCTCCTATTCCGCTTCTGATTGAAGCCATTCCATACAACTAGCTTCTCCCTCGTATTCTTCGCCGAATGTGTTCTTAAAAGTTATAAGAAACTCCGCCAACTCTTCATCCGACATATTCCTTATCCTGTCGGCATTGGTCTGTCTGCTATCACATCTGCAACAAGGCTCATTATCTCTTGAATTGCTGTTGTGCTTGCAGTTGCAAGTATGAACATCATCAACGCCACCTCTTAATTCAGCCAATTTGTTGTAAAAATGCCTGACATATTCATCTGTATAATTGCCATATATCTTTTTAAATTTATTAAATTCATATATAGCATTGTCTTCTGCTAGTTCTCTTATATCTTCTTTACTCATCTTCTCCACCTCTCAATTCTTTCAGTTTTGCTTCGGCTTTTTCTTCTGTAGAAAAATACTTGCAGTTTTCCTTGTCGATACTTTCAATCTCATATATTGCAAGCTCCCTTATAGGTCTTTTCATAACCATTGCATACTTAGGCTCGTTTATATCGGCAACGAAATACACATCTTTGCAAGGCAATTTAACAAGTCTGCCCTGTTCCTCTAAGTCCTCATATTTGCCTAATCTTTCTATCAGCAAATTCTTATAATCGTAACTGTTTTCTCCGCAAGGTAAGCTATCAGAAGCTCCGTGTGTTCCATCTGAGTAAGTCTTTGTTAATCTCTCCATTACGTCTCCTTTCTGCCTTTAATCGTCCTTTTCTTCAAAATCTTCGCAACTATCATCATACATAGTCGCTATTCCGTAATTGTCGCTATCGGTATTGCTACAATAAAATTCCTTTTCTGTTGTAGAATACTTGTTATATTTGCATTCTCCACAAATTTCTCTTGACATATAATCTCCTTCCTAAAACAGGCACTCCTTTTCTTTGCGTTTAACAAATAATCTTTTTATCCACTTAGGCAACATACATTTCCATGTTGAAACATCAAAGCCGCCTTTTCTGTCGAACAAGCACCCACAATCACCACACTCTCCCTCATAGCTCATGATTTCCCAACCACAAGGGCAATTCTCGCAATCATTGTCATACCAGCAGCTAACTTCTGTGTAGTGTTCCCACTTATTGGAATTTTCAATAGGCTTTGAATATTTGAATGTTGAAATTCTTATATTTCCAAATCGTTTGTCTATATTTATAGGTTTCTTTGTTCTCAATATCCTCAAAACGGACATTCATCTCCTTTCCTTAAAACCCATTCCTTGCCAGGCTCTGCAACATCTACATTCGCCCCACAAGCAACTTTTTTCATCTTCTCGATAAAACTATCTCTATCAGAATTTTCACTTGATAAATGGCACATTATGACGTTCTGCAAGTTATCTGAATAATTCGCTTTAACAAAATCGCAAGCTGTGTCAATGGATAAGTGACCTCTGAATACATGGTTAGCTTTGCCTGTGTTATCCCTGTCGATTAAATCCTTGTCGTAATTCACACCTAAGAGAATGTGGTTTATGTCTTTAAACTTCCACTTGACAACCTCACAATCGGTTATGTAAATCATTCTTCCCATTTCCGGGTGAGTAATCAGAAATCCGTATATCGGACAAGGTTCGCCGTTTGCGTTTGTATGCGTCCAGCTTCCGTCTATTGTTGTTAAATCAAAAGGTTTTACTGTAAACTCGCCCATATTCATTGATTTACAACTATCGCCTAAATATGGGGCAAGTATCGGTATTCCTATAAGCTTAAAATCGTTCAATGACCTCGAATGATCGTCAATAATGCTCGTGTGAAATAAGGCAACCTGCTATATTTTTTACATTCCAATCACACATCTTTTTTATGTCTTTAATCCCCATTCCCACATCAAGAATAAGTGTTTCGTTTTGCGACATAAGAGCGTAAGAATTTCCTTTACTTCCAGTTCCGCAACATTTCAATTTGAGCATTACATCACCTCGCTTTCTTTTTCAAACTTCCATACATATCCACCGGCTTGTTTTCTCACGCTTCCCTTGCTGTTATAAGGCTCTTTATTTGCAACTTGTAAAATATTTCTTCCACAAACACCGGTATTTCTGCTTGCCTCCATTGCATTGCAATACGAATTGATAAATTCTCCGTTTAATGAGTACTGGATGATTTTTCCTTTCTTAAACCTCTGCACATTTCTCTTTTCTTTCTTATTTCTTCCGTGAATAGCTCTGCCTTGGTTATAAGCAATCATTCCATCTAATATATGAGGATTTTCCGTTAAAGTTAGCCTTTTATGTTCAATTCCACTGAGAATCTGCAAATTACTAGCACAATTATTCTGCTTGTTTCCGTCTCTGTGGTGTACTTCATACCCATTTGGAATTTGCCCTATGAAAGCCTTTGCAACTGCAATATGAACTCTAATAGTTTTAACCTCTTTGTTCCTGTCTGTTGCCCTAAAAGATAAATACCAACCATTTTTATTGTTTGTTTTAACAAACTGTCCTCTGCTATCTTTCCAAAAGCTCTTAATTAAACCACTATCAGAAATTGCATACAATCCCTCGTAACCCTTTATCCATTTCCAAACGTTTCCATCGTTAATGAAATTAGTAAGCTCACTTTCTTTAACATTTAGCCCTACCCTCTTTACTGGGATTATTCCTTTCTCTAATAGCTTGTCATATTCTATAAGCTCATTTAAGTCTCTGGAATAAAAATGTAGTCGTTTTCCGTTGACGTATCTTCTTAGTATATATGATTTTCCAACCTTAGATATTCTTGGATAAATACTCAATTAAACCACCACTCCTTATCCACATATCACACCCACAACATCTTTAACATTCCAATTCAAGCCTTTTTTAATTTCCTTAATCGGTATTCCGCAATCAAGGATAAGTGTTTCTCCATTGTTGGAAGTTAGCAGATAGCAATTTCCGGCTGACGATGAGCCTAAGCATTTCAATCTCATACTCACACCTCGATTTCATCATCCTGTGGGAACTGAAAGTACTCTGTTGTAGCTTTCTGAAATTGTTCCTCGCTCAAAATACTCCGTACTTCTTCAAAACACTTTGAACCGGCTATGCAATGATAAAACTCATTATTTTCATATGATTTTCTAAGCGTCTTCATAGCTTTAAGTGCCTTTGCGTTGCTTGAGTATTCAGCAATTTTTACACTTGGTGCGTATGAGCTTTGGCAATATATACGCGCTACTTTTGCATCATATTTAGCACCAATAACAAATAATTGATAATCACTATATGGGATATCTATTGTTCCGTCCTGTGAAATTACTCTCATCCGTAAAACTCCTTTCTAACATCAACTACCTTACACTTTAATTTGTAACCCCAATCATCAATCGGCGGTCTTTTACTCGGACAGCAGATAAACTCTCTGCAAATTCTAGGTCTAACTGAATAAATCTCACACTTTTCTTTTGACTTATCATCATTAAGAAATGGACAAGTCATATCCATTGTCGGTGTAGCTGTCGGATAATTGTGCCTGTGTTCCTTGATATGATGTTTCTTGATGTACTTGCGGATTGTTGCAATCTCATCTTCTGTCATAGGGAGTAAGTTGCTGCAACAATTACCGCACTGCGTACATTCTCCATTGCAAGTCAAATCATAAGTGCCATTATTCATATCAGCCATCATTTGTTCTAAACTTGATGATTTCATAGGCTTACTCCTGCATGAACGGTGGTAATATGCTATCTTCTGTCTGTTCTTCGGTTACTTCTGTAGCCGTAGTGTCAACTACATCCGCCTTATCTTCTATAAATTCAACAGTATTAGCATTTTCAGCAATTTCAGCCTGTGCAACTTGATATACCTCGTCCATTTCAACCTGTGCCTGTCGTGCCATTGGGTCATAATTCTTAGGGTATTTCCTTGTTGCATTGTTACACATTTTTCTCTGTATCATACTCTCTGGGGTATCAAGCCAAGCACCGCTTATAAAAGGTCTTGCAAGCTCACATTCGAGCATTTCATCTACTGTCTTGCACGCTCTTAAGGCATTGAGAACTTCTTCCTTTTTCTCTTTGATTTTTGCCTTTTCTTCCGGTGTTGCATCATATCTAGTTCTTGCAACTTCTTTCCCATACTGTTTTTTAGTACCTGTAATAATTCCAAATGTAGCATTCAACATATTCTGCTTTACGTGAGATAAGAGGTTTACCTTAACGCTGTCTCTATCAGCAGAAAGATATGTTACTGTTCCGTCTAACAGCTTAACAGGATATACAACTCTTACCGCCTTATCAGATAATCCGTTTTCTTCCCACTCTGGCTCTGTAACTGTAAGTCCTTTATGCTTAGGTGGTATGTACTTGTCACCCTCTTTAATTACCCAATATGGATATACCTGTTTAACATCTTTTCCATAGTTGACAAGCAAAGAATCATAGCCGCTTCCTTCAATGCCCATTTCAACTTGCTGCTGCCAAATTTCTTTTCCGTCGGCATCTTTCCCGATGTTCACATTCCGCAACTGGAAGTAACATTCTCTCGGATATGCACTTGCGTTAAGTTTAAGGCTTGCGCAACGCTTAACAATGCCTCTCAAATTGCTTGTATCAAGGCTACACATATTAACCTTAGGATTGCTCTTAACAAGATTAAATATGCTTGTCATAGCTTCCATAGCACACTCTTTTGCATAATCGTCCATATCCATTCCAACAGCCTTATAATCGTTGATGATAAGCCCTGTCATTGTATTGCTCCACTCACTCAAGGAAGTGGTAAACGCTTTCTTTTCCGCAACTGCTGTATTCTCTGCCATAATTATTCCTCACTTTCTTCGATTATCTTTAATTCCCTTTCTTCTCTTTCAAGTATTTCTTTTGTCTGTGCAATCCTTGATTCTGCCCGTTTCTTAAATATCTCCTTGGCATACTCAAAATTAGGCTCTGTAAGGAATAAATAATTAAATCTCAATGCCAGTCCTTCTTCATCTTTTCTTGCAGTACTTAAGTAGTTTGGAAAATTTCCACCAACGGACCTGTATGTCTTTGGTTTCTCTTCTGCTTCACAAACCTGTACTGTAATTCCTGCTTTCCCGTATCCTTTACCTGTATTCAATTTGTAAAAATAGAGCTTCATATTATCCCTCCACAATCTCTAATTTCTCACTGTCATTTACAATCAGCATAATCAACTGACTATCCACCATTTCAGCAACTTTCTTCTGATTATCTGTACTAAGGCTTTCAGAATCATCTAAAACAATAGGCACCGATATGCCGCTAATCTTCTGAATTGAGTTGCAAATATCAACTCTGCCTAAAATCCTATTACCCTTATTAGACATAGTTGTTAAAATGCTCTTTCCATCAACTGTCGGTATGCAACAACTCTTGTAACCACCAGACTTTGTATAAGTAAACAACTGCCACTTAACTAACCCAAAATGACTGTTTACGGCTTCTGTCAAGGCTTCATTCTTTGCCTTATCCAGTTCATCAAGTAAATCAAGGATTTTCTCGGCATTAGTTTTATTTTGTTCGCTATCAATCCTTGTCTGCTTTAATTCTTCAAGTCGCTGTTCATCTGCTGCTGTATCGGACTTTGCAATCTGTCTTTCACATTCTGCTAACTGCTGCCTTAAAGCTGTTTCCTGTGCTTTTAATTCTGCCTTAACTGCCGAAATATCATTAGCCTTGTGCATAGCTTCTTCTCTTTCAGCAATCTTCTGTTCAAGTTCTTTGTATTCCTCTGAACTTGTAACATCAATCTCCTGCGGTAACTCTGCTAACTGCTTTTCAAGGTCTGCTAAATCAACTAAATGCTTTTCTAACTTCTGCTTTCTGTCAGCCAATTCCTGTTCAGCTTCAACTAACAATCCTTTGATTTCATCAAGCATTTTCTTAGCTGTGTTGCCCTTATCGGTAATTCTGCTAAGTTCAGTTTCTTTATGTGCCTTAAAATCTGCCTTTAGTTTCTCTTTCTTTTCCTCTGGGTATTCCTGTTTACAATAAGGGCAAATAAGATTATTCTCGTCAAATACACGCTCTTTTTCAGCTTTCCATTCGGTTCTGCTATCATCAAGTGTTTTCTGATATTCAGCTATCTTGTCCTTATCAAAACTAACAACATCTTCTGCGTTGCTGATTGACTTCTTGCTATCCTCAATCACATAATTAAGGTTACTAATCTGTGATTCAAGTTTTCTCCTAGCCTTAACATTTTCTTCATTAGCTTTACGGCTCATATCACTAAGCTCAAACTTAAGATTAAGAATATCTGAACTAGCCTTGTCATATTCAGCCATCAGCTTATCATTGTCGGTCTGCTTTGCCACGCAATCAGTAATCTGTTCTTTAAGGCTGTTCTTCTGTAATTCAAGGTCAGATACTTCAATAGCCTGTTTAAGCTGAATGTCGCGCTCCTTCTCTTCAATCTGCCCTTTCAGCTTTTCGGCATTATCATCAACATCTTTTTTAATTTTATTTTTCATAGCACGTATTTCTTCGTATGTGTATTTTTCAAGAAGTGGTACTAATTCGGCAAGTTTGCTTTTAGATTTTGCCATATCAAGGTCGGTTGTTTTCTTTACTAAACTGAAAAGATATTCTCTCATTTCCTTTGGCTTCTGCGTAAGAAATACATTGATATTGCTACACATTTTGAAAATATTCATATTAACATCAAGATATTCATTGAATGCCTTTAATGTCTTTGGCACGCTATTGATATAATATGAGTTAGTATCGCTTACAGTTGTCACAACAACGCCGTCCTTTACAGTTTCCCCATAAGTACGTTTCTGTACTTTCTTCATAGTTATTTCTTTTCCATCAACATCAAGTGTAAGTTCAACGCTTGTATCCATATCATCAACTGATACTCCGTCAACCTCACGCCTAACTACTGGATTATCTTTTAATTCGTAATCGTAGTTAAATAAGCACCAGAGATAAGCTGTGGCAATAGTTGACTTGCCCTTACCATTCTTAGCCATAATCTTTGTAATGGCGTAAAAATCAAACTCAGCGTGTGCATAGCACATAAAATTTTCAAGCACTACCTTTTTTAAAACTGCTCTTTCCATAAACATATCCTTTCCTTATTATATATTCATAACAAATACGCCATCTTCAATCTGGGAATTGTCAACTTCCCTATCCGCATAGGCTGAATACTTAGCTTCTTCAAACGAACCGTTAAATACTGTTCCGTATTGCGGTGTCCATATCTGGCATACCACATCTTCATCAATAGCCATACTTGCTAAATCTCTAACTGTAATATCACTATGCATTGGCTTCACCCTCCTCTGCGTAATCAATTCTGCTTACTGATACTTCATAAGCAACCCTTGTTTCAATCTCATTGTCACTTATCTTCTTAGCGTACTCTCTGCTCTGGAATCTTCCCTGGATCTGAATGTGTTCTCCAACTTCAAGCCCACCTGCAAATCTCGCATTTCTTCCCCATGCTATACATGGTATGTAATCTGATTTGCCATATGGTCTGTTTACTGCTACTAAGATATCCGCAATCTCTCTGCCCTTTGGAGTACATCTGTATATAGGTGGTTTGCATACGAAACCATCAAGTATAACTGTATTGATATTTTCTTCAAATGGTAGTTCGGTTGCGTCCTGTGCTAGTATTTCAAGTTCTCTTGCAAATACCGATAAAATCAGCTTGCTCTTCACATCATCAATATGCCTGTTGAAGCTCCTTATCTGCCCTGAAACTGTGACAACCTGTCCTACTTTGATTTCTCTGATATCAACAAGTCTGTCTGATATCATTACCGGTAATGTATCTTTGTTACCACTTGTTCTTGAACACTTGAGCATGAATACATAAAACCCCTCGCCAAGTACTTCATGTGAATATTCTGGCTCTCTCTCAACTACTCCTGCTAATGTGATATTGTTGTTATTAATTGCATTTTCCATTTCTTTCTCTCCTTACTTTAATATGTAACTTCCTATCGGTACTTTATCCATTCTTTCAATCAGATGGATTTTGCAGCTGAAAGTATAGAACTTTCTAAAATCCTTTTCTCTCATGGCTCTCTGCCTGCTTCTATTCAACTTAATGATTCTTTTTATGCTACTCATTGGCACTCTCCTCTCTGGTTCTGTAATACATTGTTGTAAGAAATCCTTTTGTTGTTAAGCAATCGTAATTCTTCCATACCTCAAGGCTATGATTTGCTGTCTTAACAGCATTTCTTACTGCACTTCCAATAGAATCCTTACTTTTGCCGTATTTCTCGGCAACTTTCTTAATCCCGCCATCTATTGCTAATGCAGAATCAAGATTGCTCATAATATCAACGATGTATGCATAACCTTTTCTGTTAGAAAGAATACCTAAGTTGAATAATTCTTCTCTTATTCTTTTCTCCATAAACACTCCTTACTTGTAGCAAAAGTACATGTTCTGCACTTTCTTATAAACACCGCTACCTTGCTTAAATTCAGCTTGATACAACACATTGCTAGGTATGTCATATCCGCTTATTAATAATTCTTCTGCTATTCTCCAACACCTTTCTGTCGGTTCTTTATAGAATCCACTGTTTTTAAGTTCTGTACATTGATATTGCCCTGGCTGATAAATAACTTCTTCAATGCTGTTAGGGAAATACTCACTTTGTACCCGATTCAAAACAACGGCTCCTGCAAGATATAGCATTTCATCATCGTTACATGTCGCTCCGCATTCGCCCATCAGTAAATGTGCCATGAGCGATAACTCATATTCATCAACACTTATCTCTCCAGTTTCAACCTTATAATCAACATGTGAGTTGTAGCATTCACTTAACACTGCACTCTGCTGATTAATCTTAGCTTGCGGTTGTACCGGTCTTAGAATCAACGCTATAAGGCTGATTCCTGCCAGTGCTGCGGATATGTTAATTATCTTTTCTTTCATATCTTCTCCTACATGTTTGTATCATGTACCACTTTGGCAAGTGCTATTGGCAACAAATAGGTGTCGATGAATTCGTGTACATCAGCCAAGTATTTTCTTTTAATACTCTTGTATGTCGCCACGCACCTGAATTCGCGTTTTAACTGCTTGTATATATCAGAATATACTGAACCGCGAATACCACCGTCTTTGTACGCATTGCTGTCCTTTCCGCCAAGTACTTCAATTCCTTTCTTTCTAACATGTTTCTGCACTTCTTCAATCTCACAGCCGTAAAGCGGAGTTTCTTCTTCAATACTGGTTATCTTATCTTCAACCTTATCAACTCTCTCTGTGAGTTCTGTGTTGCCCTGTGCCAATAATCTAATCTGTTCAGATGTTGTCAAAGGCTTACTGTAACTTCCTGTCTTTCTGATTGATGGAAGGACTTCTGATGTAACCCATTCTGTAAATCTTTCTGCACTCTCTTTTCTGCTCTGAAAGATTGTCTTGTAAAGATTGCTTTCATTAATAAATGTAGCTTTCTGTTTTCTTCCTAAGCTGTCTATGACCTCGGCAATACCGACCCCATCTTGTTTAAGCCTATTTTTCACATCTGTAACATGTGTGATTTCCAATGCCTTGCACACATCAGCCAAGCAAAACATAGGTTCATTATCTTTAGTAATGGTTCGGATTTCTCCAAACTCTGAATTGCTAAAAATCTGTAACTCCATAAACATTCCTTCCTAAATAATGTGTGATATATTTTGACCTTTTAAGGTGCATTTGAGCGATTCTGCTCATTCCTATCTGCTGTAACTTGTAGAACTTTATATTTATTGATACAATAGAAAAGTGATGGTAGACACTTTCCAAAAGGAGACTGTATGGATACTGTCATAGCATTGTGTATATCAGTGGTCGGCTCATACTTCTGTGGTTTAGACTTCTGCACCCTGTATACTCTTATTTCTATATCAATAGAATTAAATAAATATGCTAAAGACAAAACTGCCAATCGGTAGGTAATTCACACTTGATACGAACAGGGCGCTATCCCTGTCAAAAAGAACTAATGATGTTTGAATAAAAGTTTGCAACTATTTACCGCTACCATCACTTTTCTATTGTATCAATATCAAAAATTCTAATCTGTTTGTACTTTGTGCTATAATTCTCTTATTCTATTAGGAAAAGAGGTGTAAATATGGATAGCAAGCAACTTGCTGACCGATACGCTATTGCTAAGTTGTTGGGTTATCAAGACAGTGTTGAACAATTCAAAATTGAGTACCGCAAATACTATGATGAATTTATGTCTACTATTGATAACAAACCAGCTAAGGTAGAAGTTATATCTAATCCTTTTCGTTAAAGCTTTATAGCGTTCAATGCGTTGGTGAGAGAATCGAGTATTTTGCATTCACTTTGTAATGCTTCGTTTTTCTCACCATTTACCGCATTGTAGGCAAGTCCAAGCGCAAACCATTCAACATAATCTCTTAGTGTCCGTTCCTCATCATCTCCGCTTATAGAAAAAGGTCCTGTCATTTTTTCATCTCCTTTCTAAAGTTTAATGCTGTTTAACTTTTTAAGCAAAAAAATAATCGCCATATTCTGATAGCTGAATATTAAGCAGCCTGCTCCATTCTTCAATATCATGCTGCGAAAACTCTGTCTTGCAATTAAGTTTTCTTGATACCGAAACCATGGAAATACCCAGTTTACTAGCAAAAGCACTCTGGCTGCCAAACACTTCAACTATACGTCCTTTTAACTTGTTATATGTATATGGCATATATCTGACCCCCTTTCCTCAAGATGAGTTTAGTTTAACACTGTTCAACTCATATGTCAACACGAAAGTTTAATTTTATTTAACTTTTTTGTTGAAAGTTTAACAGCGTTGTGTTAAAATACAGTTATCACAAAAGAAAGGAGAATATGCATATGAAATGCGAAGTCACAGCAAAAAGGTTGAGAAAAGCACTTGATGAATGTGGTATGAAGCCACAAGAATTAGCTGATAAGACAGGAATTGGTAAGTCATCAATAAGTCAATATCTTAACGGCTCACACGCTCCATCTAATATTAGTAGCGGTAAAATAGGAAAAGTGTTGAATGTAGAACCTTTATGGCTAATGGGATTTGATGTTGAACAGCATAAGACTTTTGATGTCAAGCAGGGAGATAAAGATTTTGAATTGATTGATAAGTTTTCTATGCTAGACGAAAGAGATAAGAAGATTGTTCTTAATATGATTGAGTCCATGATTTCCAGCAAAAATAAGAAGTAGGGTTTTACCCCCACTTCTCAATTAATCTTTTTGTGAACGCGTACAGATATTTTAATATGTCTGTACGCTCTATTTTTTCTATTAATTCGATTATCTTCTGTCTGTATTCCTCATTCTCCATATATCCCCCTTATTGCACGATATAACGCTGGTAGCGATGGTGTTATTATAGAACATTTGTTCTTGCATGTCAACCTACCCCCAGTAGATTAACAGTTTTCAGCGGTGACACTGCCAACGCCAATCAAACAGTGCCACCTAGCCGAAACTTGAAGATTCTGTCCGAACTCTCTCGGACAATTATTATTATAAATACTGATAATGTAAAAATCAACTTAAAGATATCGCAAGTTTCGACAACATTCGACAAATTATGCATATTGTGATATGATTAGTAAAATTAAATTTAAGGGGGATTTGTCTATGACAAAGAGAATTGTAAGCATTGTGCTTGTTATGTGCTTATTGAGCCTTGTAGCGTGTCAGAATAGTGCTTCTGATAATATTGAGAGTACCGCAACAGAAACGCAAACCGAAACTCAAACCGAAAAGAAAGCTTCTGGTTCTGGAATAAATAAAAAAGCTCTTTTTAAAGATGTTGCTTTTAAAGAAGATAGAATGATGTACTCTGATAAAGCTACTGCTTCCGATTTAACAAGAAAACCACAAAATTATATTGATAAAGATTTTGCACTCGAAACCCATGTTATTCAGCTTGTAGAAGATGGCTCTTCTTTTCTTGTTAAGGGTGGTCCTGAATGTTATTCTGTTATATTGTGTTCAGTATATGAGAACAACCTTTCAACAGGTAACAATATATTGGTTGTTGTTAAGTTAAATACCGACCTTGATAGGATTATAGTTAATGATAATGTTACATTTTATTGTAAAGGAACTGATAAGACATATTCATACACTACTGTATTAGGCTCAAGAGCGACTGTTCCTGTTGTTATATCAGAAATGTATGGCATTCATTAAAACATTACCGGGAGCATTGCACTCCCGGTATTTTTATTAAGGTTAGACTAATTCGCAATCAGCTACATTGACCGCTGCGAATAATTCTCCGTCATGCACAAGCACAACTCTGTCTCCACTTCTTTCTGATACTGTATACTCGTCATACCAAGCCTTAATAGGTGTACCGTCATAATCAGTGTCGCCAACAAATCTCACTGTGCTACCCTCTTCAATATCTTCGCTAAATGGGATATCTGTAGGCGTATCATCAGAGCTTGCACCGCCAACAAATTCAAGATTAGCGATATTAACAGCGGCTGTGATTGTTGTGCCGATACCTATAACAATTCTGTCTCCGCTCTCTTCAATTACATCATATTCATCATAATATGTCGCAAATCTCACGCCGTCATAATCAATGTTATCAAGCACTCTGACTTTCTTACCGTCGCCGCGATTTACTGTATCTGTGTTGATATCATTGTCATTGTCATAAATGCACTTAACAAGGCTGATGTTATCCTCGTCAATAGCAGCAGTAGTTACGCCGTCAACACCGATAACAACTCTTCTGCCACTGGCTGATAAAACGCTGTACTCATCATAGTAAGTGCTGAATTGCTCGCCATTATCGTACTGGATAGCGTTAATAACCTTAACTGTATCGCCCTTATGGTATTTAGTGTCTGGTACTGGCTCATAGTCTGGCACTGTGATTTCTTCAACGACATGGTCTGTGCAATAATCAGTGTAACAATAGTTCTGATCTACTGTCTGTCCGTTAATCTGTGTGTCTCTAAGATAATTAACACTTCCACCGAATTGCCACATATCATAATCGACAGCAATGTTAGGTTCTGCATCTGAATACTTTGCTACCCAAACGGCATAACCAGCTTCTTTTACTCTCGAAATGTCTACATAATTGTTAATGCAGTTCTCATATGAGTATAAGCCGACATTCTTATATCCTGCATTTCTCATTTCATCAAGGAATGCCATAATAATGTCTGTAAGGTCGTTGCCAGTAACCATGCCTGCTTCAACATCATAGAACACTGGGTAGCAGAATGATTTGCCTGCTAAAAGCTGTGCAAAATATCTAGCTTCATTTACAGCTTCATCATTACTTAATGCGTTACCAAAGAAATAGGCTCCTTTGTGGATTCCTGCACTTTCCAACTTGTTATAGCTGTTCTCAAACTCTCTATCTTCGTATAAGCCATCATCAGCACCGCCTGCCTTGATAATGGCAAAGTCTACACCCTCATTATCCCTTGCACTTTTGAAATCAAAGTCTCCCTGCCATCTTGATGTGTCAATTCCGAATAATTTACTCATAAATTACCTCCTAAATTTAGAAAAATGTGTATCAAAAAAGCACCCCAGTGTTTCCACTAAGGTGCTTGATTGCAGATATTATCGATTTAAGTTGTATAAATATCTATACAAAAGTTGAAATATGTGAGAAATTCTGTTAAACTATAGAAGCATTAAATAGTGAATCTCACTGTTTCAAACAGGTATGCAGTTGCAGCTGTGTACCTGTTTTTTGTTTATTTGACTTTTCTACCGCCATTACGCAGATTTAGTACCATTTTGCCTCGCCCCATTCCCATGTAGCAACCACTATGTTATCCACATATATATTCAATGCGCTTCCGGTCCAACCAAAAGTTATAGGATTATCTGTATACATTGCTGGATGTTTCACTTTTCCGTAATGAGTTACGCTTATATCGCTTGGATTTTGGATTTTTATAGTTGTTCCTTCTGAACTCATTTCCATAACATTTGTAACTTTGATTGAACCAGTCTCAATATAATCCGTATGAAAATTTCCTACATGGAGTGAACTTATATTAGCGGCATAATTACTTTTTGAACTGAACGAACTTTCGTCTTCCACTACCGTTAAATTTTTTAACAAAGCTTGTAATGCGTTGATTCCTATTGTTTTGACAGTATCAATACCTATATAAGTCTCTCTTAGAGTTCCCCACATATCTGTACCTGATAGCAAAATGCATTTTTGAGCATTCTGCGGTTTTATTTCGAATGTAACTTTTGATTTTTTTGCATATTTCCACTTTTCAAAAGTTTCTTTCGTGTCATATCCGAGCATATATCTTTTTGCTTGTACCATATCAAATAGGTCAATAACATCATCGGAGTTAAAATCGTACAGTTCTTTCTTTAACATATCAGTAGTTTCATTTAACACGGCTTTTTTAATGACATTCATCTCGTTATAGCTGGGTGGTAAATAGGTTTCTGTGTTACTCACTAGCTCAAACTTTCCTGTAGATGTAATATTTAAAGAGCTACCGCCAGAAATGCTTAGTCCGCCTTTTGCGTTTAGTATAATATTGTCAGCAATAGCTTCAATAGCAGATTTAAGTTCTCCTGTCGTTGGGTCTTTCTTAATATAAAGGTCAAGGCTTGCTGTTGTAGCATAATTGTTAAATTTAGCATTAACATCCTCTGGTGCTGGAGAGTAGTCTGTAGCTTTTGTACCCTTTTCTATTTTTAGTTTGTCTGTATCTACATGTGCAAAGCTAAAACGCATATATGTCGCATTAGAAGGAACTGGCAGAGAACCTCTCGCTCCAGTAGATTTATCTGCTACTCCGCTAATAAACTTTTTATTGCTGTCAAAAAAACATGTGGCTGGTGCGTTGCCTAGATTAGTCCATCCGCTTGCCACATAGTTTGTCCACTTAGACACATCTATGTAGTCCGTCAAATCCCAATAGTTACCGCCATCTGTTATTATGCCAGTGGCTGTTATATACTTATTAGGAGTTACAGTACTCTTTATGAATCTATTAACTCCACCAATTTGCAGATTGTTAAGCTCTGTCTTAGTGGTGTAAGTTGCACTAACGCTACTCGTTATCTTATTTGCACTCTGTGTAATCGCAGAATTCATTTGTGCTGTCGTACTGTAATTGGCGAATTTTCCGTCAACTATGTTTAAATCTGGCTTTGTCGCATATGTATCGCTTACAGTTGTTTTAAAGCCATTCAAACTCTGTTCAAGTTCAGAAGCCTTATTTGACAATGCAGTAACTGTCGAACTGTCGGCTTTGTTCTCAATGGTTGTCTGCATACTGCTGATACTTGATGTGTTAGTGTCCGTTGTCTGTTTAATGCTATTAACAGTACTACTCAATGTGGCAACTGTGCTACTATCAGCCTTTTTACTAAGGGTTTCGGACATTTTGGTTATAGTAGAACTATTTTCGTCAACAGTCTGTTTAACCTCATTAAATGTCGTAGTATTAACCTTGTTACCCATGTCAGTTTCAAGAGTAGTTGTTCGTGTTTTAAGACTTGATAATTCATTGTCTGTATCAGTTTTCCACGAACTAATTTCAACATCAAACTTCTTAATGCCAGTAATCTCGCCATTGATGTTAATAATGTCCTGTAATGCCTTAGTAACATCACTATCCTTAATCAATACCCATTCATAGTTAGGTGCTTCTAATGTACCTGTATCGGCAAATCTGTATGAATATCCATCTGCACTTGAAGCCGGATTAACTACATAGCAGATATCGCCTATATGCTTCTTTCTCGTGGCATCGTCTGTCCAGTTAACAGCCGGCTCATTATTAAGTGTAGGTATTTCTGTTTTAGTGAATGTCTCAATATTTCCGTCGATTTGACCTTGTAAATCTTCTTGTACCTTATCTAAATATTCTTTTGTCGGTACTTCCTCGGCTAACTTATCCAGAGATAAAGAACCTGTTCCGATACGCTTGCCATTAATTGTACCTACTGTAATGTTATCAGCATTAAGGTTAGTAACTGTAATCTTGCTTGCGTCAATAGTACCGGCTGTCAGCTTGTTCGCCGAAAGACTTTGCACCTTTTCGTTTGTTACTGCACCATCTCTTATCAGAGATGTGTCAACAACCTGCTTTTTGACATTTGCAAAATCAATTGTTGCGTAGGTAATCTTGGCTGTACCCACATCCAATTTATTAATTAGTGCCTTATTAACAGTTATCAAGTCGGCATAGTACCGCTCCATCTGCTTAGTAATAGGACCGGAGGCAGCACTTGTATTCTCTGTGTCAGATTGTCCAATAGATGTAACTGTATCCATCAAGCCGCCGTCGCATTCGTGCGTAATCTGCATTATAGGCACTTTGTAATCAACATCACCCTTGCTGACAGTTATAATGTCACCAACTTCTAGCCGGTAATCACCAACAAACTTAACTGTAAGCGGCCTGAATGTAAAACCGCCTATCTTTTTATAGACTTCATCAAGAATTGCCTGCGTCATAAATGGATTGGTGAATGTTAATCCTGTTGCTCCGTCACCAACTGTTATCTCGCTTTGTTCTGTGGAACCACTCTTAGTATTGTTACAAGTTAATTTCTGCAAGATAAAATCCTTGCTTGTTGTAAATGTAACGCCCTGCTGATAATACTTATGTCCGTCAAGTACATATCCACTATCTTTATACCACCTTAATTCAAGGTTTCCGTCAGAATTAATTACAGCGTTACAGCCTTGCAACATAGCCATATAACCGATAATTTCTCTATAGGTATATCCTTGTGGTTTGTCGCTGATAGTATGTGCTGTGACTATATTTGTTGCTAAAGATATACCTAACTTGCCACATATCTCATTAAGAATAGCTTTATCTGTGCTAGGAAATGCCATATCCGAGAAGTAAGGCATGTCAGCCTTATACATTCTGTCGTATGCTTCATAGTTTGTGTATTCTCCGTCACTCGTCTGTCTAGTAACTGTAAATATTCCCAACTTAATATACTTAATTTCTGTACCAACCTTAACACCCTCGAATATGGTAATCTCCTTATTCTCAAGACCTATTGTTGGCATATAAATAGAAAAGGTAACACCGCTGCTGCAAGTGTTACCTATCGTAATTTCGTTATTGGGATTTATCATGTTTAGAAACTTGAAATTGTTGAGTGTTTCGATATATTCTTTTCCTTCAACAACATACTTAGAATAGTACCTTGCGCTGTTTCCCTTAACAATCTCTGTCGTAGCTGTGTCTAATATCTTCATTCTACACCGCCTTTATTGATTAATTAATGTGATATCATAAACTCAATTGAGTATAATTTAGCTGGTGTAATTTCTTCGCATTTATCGAATGCATCCATAGGAAGCATTGTCATGTCAGGCACTTCAATCTCCTGCTCATTGATTTCCTGCATTTCTTCCTGTAACTTCTTTAAGTTCTCTGATGTAACCTGATACTGATTATCGTTGATAACCGGATTGCCGCTGTCGTCCTTGTCTGCATACTTAACCTTAGTATCTTCTATGGTCTGTAATGTTGCATTGTACAGCTCTTCTAACGCCTTAATATTGCACATAACAGCCATAGCAATTCTGCCTGTGGTCTTGTCATGTGATATGTTGCTCAAACTCTGAAATCTGTCTATTAACTCACTTGTTTTAAGTTTCATGTGGAATTCTCCTTTATTTTTGAATCAAACTTAATTTTGCTCCGACTATTAGTCCGTCCTCATTCTTCGCCCTTGTGAGATACGGATATGTCACATCTCCTGTGTATATTGTCATTTCCTTTTGTGTGCCACCTAAGAATAGGACTTGTGCCGTTGGGAATGGGTTATCTACGTCGCTTACTACATTATCAAGCAACAGTGCCTGCTCACCTGTTAGCGGCGGTAATTGCAGTTCAATCTTGTCTTTGAGTGCTACAATCGTGCCTACCATTTCGCCGTAATCATTTCTTCCTGTATTCTTAGACCATATCTTATTCCTACTGTATGTGTAGCCGTTATATGCCACTGGGAATCTAACCCCCTCAATCACAACTGCGTCAATCAATCAAACCACCCCTTTCAAGGCATTAAAAAGGGAATGCACCATTTCTGATACATTCCTTAATATTTCTATTGCATTAATTCAATTAGTGTTATATAATATCTGTACTGCTTGTTTAAGCGGTATTGTAACTTTTGGCTGTCAGTTGTCGGGCTGACAGCCTTTTGTTTACCAAAAAATCAGCCCACATCTGTTACACACAAACCTATGTTGTGAATAAGTTCCGCCCTGTTGCTTAATCTTCTCTTTCTTATTAACCAGTGTAAACGGTCTTAAAGGATTCAGATTAACAGTATATCTTGTTTTGGATTTCTGCGGTACAGTTGTTGTAATCTGCGTGTGAGAACAATCCCAACTACTACATCTTGGACAATATACTTCAACCAATCCGTTTTCCGTCGCTCTGTACACTCCTTTGAAGCTGGGATTCAACGGTTGTTGAACTTGTGGCTGTTGCTTTTTCTTTATCCCTATTGCTTCTAGCATTTCAGCTAAATCTTTTTTCACTGACATACATATTTCCTCTACTGTAATTCTAATATTAATTTCATAAGTTTTTTATCATCTCCCAGTGACGTTACTTCTAAATCAACATTACTTTTATCTTCTAGTATATATATCCTTGCAACTGTAATATTTGTACCTGTCTGTAATTCTCTTGCAATATTATTGTATTCGTCAATGTCAAAACTAACTAACGGATAGTCGAGTTCTTTGCCGTTCTGAAAACATGTAACATTATAATTATATGCAAAGGCTGTGTTATCTTCTGAATTGTTTGCAAAGTCAAAATAAACAACAAGAACTTCTCTGTCATTGCTATCTGTAATTACATCATGCTTAAGATATTTAAGCGTTGTATTATCATATGTAATTGTATCTGTGTTCTGTTCTGTTGTAGCAGCTTGTTTAGTGACATTTATGCCGTCTGCATTGTTATTATTTCCATTTCTGTCAATTACTACTATTAACATTAATATCGAAAATATAATTGCAAAATAAGAACCTAAATGCCTTTGTGATCTATTCCCTTTGCTTTTAGTCAAATCCACAATAGCTAATATAAGTGCTACTGGAATTGTAAAAGTAAAAAGTGCCATAACCGCTGCCACTATGCTAAGTTTACTATCTTTCTTTTTCTGTTTCTTATCTCCCATATTGCGTTACCCCTTTGCTTTTTATATATAGTAAAAGAATAACACAATACTTTTATCTTATCAATACGGAAAGGCTGCTTGCCCTGTCATATTAGTATAGTTATTAGCTTTATCTTGTACCATTGTAAACAGCTTATCTGCGTCACCTTGTAATGTTATGTTTACATTGTTGTTAGCTTCTGACATAGCCGCTACAACTGCATTGTAAACCGCTGGATAAACTGCGTTGGCAATACCTGTTGTGATTTCCTGCTGATTGGCTACTGCTGTTCTTCCGTCCATAGTACCAACCATTTCGGGTCCAACTTCGTTTGCGACAAACAATTGTCCTTTGCCTGGGAATCCGCCGTTTGCATACCAATCAATACTGACTTTTGGCACTCTAGGCGGTGCAAGACTAAATTCTCCGTCAATCTTAAAGTGTGGTGTATCAATGTGTGGAAATTCAAGTCCTAAATCATTCCACCACTGCTTAAAGCTGTTCCAAGCGTTCTGTATCTTAGTTTTAAAATCTTCGATAGCCACAGAAATGCGTTGGAGTGCTGGTTTGCTATCCCACCAATCTACAACATCATCCCACTTCCCTTGAATACCTTTTTTAATTCCGTCAGCTAAGTTTTCCCATTTTTCCTTAGTAAACCACGGTTTCACATCATTGCTCCACCAAGAAACAATTGCAAGACTGTTCCACCAACCAACGATTGAATCCCATTTTTCTTGTATTCCTAATTTCATTCCGTCAACAGCGTCAACCCATGTATCTTTTTCAAACCACGGTGCAACATTATTATTCCACCAGCTAACAATAGCTGTATTGCTCCACCAATCTGAAAAACTGTTCCATTTTTCACTTAAAGATGTTTTTATATTGTCTCCCAGCTCTCCCCATTTTTCCTTAGTAAACCACGGTGCAACACTTGTAGTCCACCAATTTGCTATATCATCTTTATGCCCGAATGTGATAGTTTCTATCACTCCGTCAATAAAGCTAGGTAAATCTTCAAATGGTGCTTTTATAAGATATGCTAATTGGTCAAACATTGACATATCTATTTTCTCGCCTGTTAATTTTTCATTGAGCCAATTACCTAAATTAAATCCAGCAATAGCAGCTACTATTCCACCTACTATTCCTGCGCCTATAGTTAAACCTATTTCTGTTGCTGTTCCTGCTCCTATAATAGTGCCTATATCTGTTGTAAGTAATCCACCTATTCCTGATATTATACTGCCTGTTCCGAATGATTTTAAAGCACCTTTAATACTTGTTCCTATTACTGTAACAAGTTTCTTTTTCAAAACACTTCCTAAGCCTGTAAATTTCAATGCCGCTATAGCCGTTATTAAGGTCGTTTCAATTGGTGCTGCCGTAAATGAACCACTCCATAATTCGATAGCTGCTTTAATGGCTTGCCATAACACATTGCCAAGGCTTGAAAATATTTCAAGCCAATTAAGTCCAGCTAAATACTCTCCTATATTATGTCCAATTGTATACCAAGGAACATCATCTATAGCCTTTGCAAACCAATTAAAAATTCCTGCCACGAGGTTAGATGTATCTTGTCCTGCTGCATAAAAATCCCCAATTGCAAAATCTTTAAATATCTTCCTAACAGGTTCTAGTGCCTTATCTATCTTATCAGCCCAAGCAACCGCCGAATTTTCCATATTGGCAAATGCTTTATTCCATGCCGCTTCATAATCAGCCGCCGCCTTAGTAATATCGTCTGTCAAATCAATAGTGCTACCGCCGCCGCCACTTGAACCCTTGCTTGAGCTTGTATCATCCTGTAATTTATTAATTTCATCAAATCCCATAAGAGATAATGTAGCTTTCTTAGCTGAATCAGCTACATCTTTGTAGCCGTCTGAAATATCTTCTAAGCCATCTGATGTGTCTTTATAACCACTTTGTCCGAAGCTCTCAAAGTCAATCTTAACGCCCATTAAAGAAGCAAGGTTGACTAATAATCTTTTGATTGCAATAGTTACTCCGTTTACTATTGGCATAACCTTTGAAAGAATCGGGATAAATAGCTGTCCTGCTACCATTCCTACCTCTTTCATATTGTTACTGAACTGGCGTAACATGTTTGCTGGGCTGTTAATCGTATTAGCTAAATCGCCCCAAGATACTTTACTTTGGTCTAATATTGCTAACACTCTTAACTGTTGTTTTTCCATCTGTGTCATTTCTGATACAGACTTAGAAATACCTAAGTTATAAGCATATGTCGCTAATGTAGCATTAGTAATATCAATACCATATTTATACAATGCCCTTGATTGACCGATTAAGCCGCTTTGTAAGTTCTGTGCTACTGTTGAATAGTCCACGTTAAAAAGTGAGCTTATATCGCCTGCAAGCATTGTCATTGACTTTGTTATTGCCGTTGTTGCTTCGCCTGTCTGTCCTAATGAGTTAGTGACAGAAGCTAACTGTGAAGCGTACTGCGTTATCTCTTGTATATTAAGTCCTAAGTTCTTTGTTCCACTTTCTTCAAGCAATCCACCTTGAACATTAACTTTTAAGCCAGATAACTTTCCAAGAGTATCATTTACTCTACTTTTAAAACTTTCTGCGTATGCTGTTGCGTTATCATATCCGTACTTTTCATAGTCTTTATCCCATTCTGAACCAATCTTGCCAAATGCTACCGCTTGATAGTTGAACGCTTCAATGTAATCTGTTGTTGACTTGATGGCTTCTATAAGTTTCTTACTGCCACGAATTACCATAAAATAAGTGGCATAAAACTTACCTATCGCACTTGCCAAGTTCCAACTGCTTCTAGTTGCTGTCCTAACACTTGTAGAAACGCCATACAGCGACTTTTGAAGTGAGTTTGAAGAAGTGCCCACCTTGCTACCTTGACTAGCAAGATTAGCCAATGCGTTAGTCATTTGAATAACATTCTGGCTTACAGTTGGTGCTCTTGATAGCGTTGTCATTAAGCCATTTAAAGCATTGCCTAGCTTTGGAATGTTTACAACGGCATTTTCTATACTCTTACTGCCTAGCTTACCAAGTGACTTTGCAAATTCTGTGACCTGTGTTGCATTTTGCGGAATAGCTGATATGCTTGCAACTGCCTTTGTGACAGCTTGAAGTGATGTAGCTGTGTTAGTTAGTGCAACCGAATCAACAGAACCTATCTTTGTGATGTTCTTAGCAAGTCTTGTAAAATCTGCTGTTCCTGCGTTCATGTTCTGCATAGCTGAACCTAACTGATTAACACCACTCGCAAGGCTGTTTAGTGATGAACCATTCACAGTTGCAAGTGATGTTGACAGCCTTGTAAGCTGATTTATCAGTTTATCGACGGAATTGATAGCTTTAGTGGCAGTACCGGTAATTTTGACTTCTAAACTGTCTAATTCCACGCTTTAACCCCCTTTTATAGGATTGTTGGCGGTAGCCCTCTCTTTTCAGTCTGTGCCGCCCATTTTTGCTCATTGAGTAACATCAGCTGTAACTCTTTATCGTTGGTATCTTTTTTGCTTTCTTCTGTTTTTTCTGATAAAATAGCTTGTTTAGGATATTCAAGGTGTACATCTTTATTAAATGCCGCACCTATTCCGCAAGAAATAGCTGGAATTGCGTAAACTAAAAACCAGTTATACATTTCTGAATCACGATTTTGTCTATCAATCTTTTTGCCTTTTGCGTATAGTAATAATTTTGTAGGTGTCATTTTAAGAAAATCTGAATAACTAATACCTAGTGAACTGGCTAAGACAAAGTATTCTTCCCAGATTATTTTGTGCCAGTTGATTTCTGCTTGTGGTCCTGTGGAACTACTGTCGGCTTCTTCTGTTCCTGTGTTGCTTCTTCCACATTGTTCGCCATCTCCTCTAGCATCGCTGTTATTCCCGACAGCTCGAAAAAACCATCATCTTCCATCGCTTTCTTGATTTCTTCAAACAATGTTCTATATCCGTAACTTTTATCTGTCTTTCTCTTCTCTGTAATATATGCCCTAGTGAGTTCCTTTGCTTCATCCATTGTTACTGTGTTATTGTCAATACAGCCTGCATAAATGGCTAAAATGCAAATCTCTGGCACATCTGCTGTCATATTTGCTAGCCCATCAAAAGAAGCCTGTGCAACACTTTTATCTGTCTGTGCAAGTAAGTAAGAACCATTAACGACAGAAAACATTTTCTGCACTATCTCTTTACACTCTGCCGCACCAAAAGAGAACTCAACTTTGTATTCTTTTCCGTTTACATTAATATTCATCATAATTTTTACCCTTTCCCACCCTATCACCATATAGGGAAAGGTGCGGATTTTACACCGCACCTACCTTTTAAAATAATTATTCTGTTACATCATCAAGATATGATGTGTAGTCGGCTGTTTTGGCGTTTGTGCCACCAATCGACACAGCCTTTGATTTAGTCGATTGGCTTATCATTCCCCCACCTTTGTTACTGTGAATGTGCCACCAGCACCTTCGACAACTTGAAGCTTGTCTGTGCATTCGATAGGTGAAGTGTTAGGAACTGCTGTTACTGTCATTTCAAGTACTGAATCAGTACCAGAAACATCATTAGGTGTTGCTGTTGCCTGTCCGACAAATGCGTACTTAGCAACCGCACCTAATCCGTCAGAACCATATAACTGAATAATATCTAACTGCTTGCCCTCTGCCTTGATTAAGTCCTGTAAATAAGCCTTTTCAAGATTTCCTGTGTAAGTCTTAGCGTCAGATGTTTTGATACCCATTAAGAATGTCTGTGAATCATCTTCAAATGTTGTGCTTTCAACTGTGTTAGGTGCTGATACTGGTGCTGAAATTGACTTAGCCGCAACCATTAACTTATATGAGCCTGCAAAGCCATCTTCGCTATGCTCCTTGTAGATAACTCTAGCTTTATAACTTGTACTTGCCATTGCCTTGTCTACCTCCTAAAAATTTGCAAAAAAATAAGAGCATTTCTGCTCTTTGTTACATTAATCTGTCATTTGCCGCTATCATTCGTCTGAATCTAGCGGTACTCTTATGTACTTTGTTACTGATTGAGAACTCTGGCATTGCATTGCCCTGAAATCTCATTGTCTTAAATGTATCTGTAATTACTGCCATAACCTTGCGACAGTCAGACTTACTTGTGTTAGTGGTAACATCTACTTGAAATGTCGCTAATAATGCGTTAATTGTCTGTCCGTCAAGTGTTTGTCCTTGTTCTACTGCTGGCAGTAAATGAATGTATACTGTTGGGAATACTGCTTGACCGCTATTTTCCCCCTCATTGGTTATGACTATCTTTTGATATGTCTTTTTAAGCTGTGTTAGGGTTTTAGCCTTGACAAGTGCTGTGACTGTATTTTCAAGGTCTGTCGCCCAATCATTAGCGTTTGCCATTAACTAAACACCTCTCTTGCTATCTGCTTATACTGATTAATAATCTCTATTGTAGCGTTATACATAGGCATTGTAGCTTTAACGCCGTGCGTATAGTGCCATTGATTATCATTACCTAAGTAGTACCAACCGTCGCTGAATGCGTGGACTTGCCCCGGGTATGTTCCTACACCCAAGCCGAAATCATTAGCCTTTGGGTTCTCGTTGCCGCCGTTGTAATAAATACCAGCACCAAATTCAATCGCTAACAGCGTGTAAAATGGCTCTCTATCTTCTACCTCAACAGTTTTACCGGTAGCAACTAAAATAGCTTGATAGCCATCTTGAATAGGCTTTCTGTCAACTCTCAATGTTACTGTCCTGCCTAATGGACTTTCATTAGCGCTCATAATTGCCGCTTTTTCGCCTAGTTCTGCTAGTCGTTCAACAAGCAATTCGCATTTATACTGTAAACTCTGCTTATACTGTTGTAGCTGTCTGATAGCTTCATTTACGGACTTTTCAGATAATGATATATTAATTGTATGTCTTGCCATAAACGCGCTCCTTAACTGCTTGCAAAATAGTTTGTCTTATGCTTTCATTTATTGGCTCTTGCGTAGATGGAACTGTCTTTCCTTTAAAGATAGAACCAACTAGCTGTTTATTTCTCTGATACTTCGTATTTACCACCTACTTTACAACTGCTTTAAGCATATACTTGGTTGAATATAATGCTGGTTTAATGCCTACAATGGTAAAGTCTGCCGATGTTTCATCAACAAGGCTGTCAGATGTGTATGTAGGCTTGCTATTAAGCCAGATAAGGTCGCCCTTTTGAATAGGTAGTGTATTCCTATCTGTCAGCAAAATAGCGTCAAAATCAGCGGTATCAAAGCCGTATTCCTTGCTTTGTGCTTCTCCACCGCTGAATGATATGTTTGCTTTGAAATCCGTAGGCTCTGAAAAGCCTGTTTTCTCTTCAAGGACTTTGGGTATCTTATTTCCCTCATCATCAAGATAAGGAATGAAATTACCCTCTGTGTCGGTATATCCCTCATAAAGGATATTGCCGTCATCATCTCTTTCATAGATAGTTACCGTCTGTCCTTGAAGTGAATACTTCATAGCCTGCTTATTAATGTCAAGCATTGTTTTTTACCTGCTTATAAATCTGATTAACGCCTGTGCTTGATAATCCGGACACAATTCCTACTGCGATTGCATTAAGAATGTCATTTGCCGGAAAGTCCGGTATTACATACATACCTATAATGCCTAAGATACCGCCTGCAACGCCTACGATTATAGGAATGTAATTATCCTTAATGTGAGGAATCGCCTTAGCTCCTAAGCCTATCAGATATGTAATTACAACGATTGCTACAACTGTTGTTACCGATGTTATATCCATTCTGCTATACCTCCTTATCTTCATTAAGTCGTGCTTCCAATCCGTCTATTCGGTGGTGTGCCGACTTTACACTTTCCTCAACCTTAATAATCCTGTTATCGTGAGAATTAAGTTCTTTTCTCATTTCTATAACTTCATTTTTTATCTCTGTTGTGTTGCCTGATATTGTGTCAAGTTTCATATTTATGCGTGTATTTTCCTTTACACGCTCTGTAAGTTCTGCATTGTCAGACTTTTTGTTGTTCTTAAGATTAAATCCCAACGTAAACAGTCCGAAAAAGACGGAAAAAGCAACTGAAATAATGCTTATAATTACTGCTATTGGCATTGATATACCGCCTTTCATAATTAATAATGGCACACCGCCCACCACCCTTAATGTGTGCCGCCTGCTACCGTATTGGTAACGCACAATCTTCTATAAAACCTTAGCAAAAGGAAATACCCCAACAAATAAGCTGTCTCTATCTCTCCAAGTTCTGTTGACACCGCCCTCATTCATACTCGCCATGTAGTTCTCACCAGCTTGTGAATGGTCATACACAGCCAGATTAACAATAACACTCTCAAATTTCTTCAAGTCCTCGGTTATCATTTCATTTGTGTAGCTGTCGGGGTAATTTCTTCTTGCCTTTACATCTTCTGTAGCCTGTTTAATAAGCTGTTCGATTATTGGATTATCTTCTTTGTTATCGAACACTACCACATCAGATGTTGTTTCATCATCATTTGTGACTGTATCAATATGAAATTGTTTAAGTCTGATTTTAGTTTGCTCCAATGCGGTGTATTCCATAATTTCAGCTCCTATAATCCTAATTTCTCAATTAACAGCTTCTTTAACTCTGCTCCTGTAAGTTCTTCTGCGTTGCCTATACCTTGTTCTGCGGCAAAAGCCTGTAAATCAGATGTAGACATGCGATTAATGGTTGTCTTGCTATAACCTAAAAAAGCCCCCTCTTCGGGAACCTCTTCGCCTGCGTTATACCATTTGCCGTTATGAATCACTATATATGGATATTTCATAGTTGCACCCCCTACTCTTCGCTATGAACCTCATATACGAATGTGCTATCCATATTTTCGTATGATGGAAGAACAACCTCGGAAGCAAATGTTGACATCTTCATAGGTGGTCCGTACTCTGTCTTCGTAGCAACCGTAATACCTACACCGTATGTTGTAACATCGACATTAGGTAACTGTCTTGCTGTTCTTTCTTCTGGTGTAGTGCCGAACCAAGTGCTACCAAGATTGCCAGCTGGAAGAAGTGTAACCTTGTTATCTGGATAGAAATACTGTTCCTTACCATCATCATCAATGTACATCTTATCGTAAAGTACAATAGTGAGCTTTGTTCTCTTCTGCACTACTGAAATAACGGTATCATCATCAACCTCAATGGTTGCTGTAAGGTTCTGTGCAAGGATTGAGTTTCTTATCTGTGCATTATCAAGCAAATACTGGAATGTATTGCTATTCATAAGCACATATTTAGCAATCTTGCCCTGCTTCTTTAACTTCTTTCTTGCGTTGTTAAGGTCTGTAAGCGGCTTTGAGTTGGTTGTATTGCTCCACATACTTGTGCCGGATAACTTTGCGTAATGGTCTTTTGTGTATGAGCCGTCCTTGTCATAATCGTAAGCGTACTGAACACCATCGCTCACAATGGCAATTACTGGGTGACCCGCATTTGTAGCAAGAAGTGACATTCTCATACGCTCTGGCACAACTTCTGCACCGCTTACAAGGTTGTTAGTATCGTCATATACGCTCGCCAAAGCACTCGCAAGGTAAGGGTCGTCTGCTGATTGAATACGCTCAATTTCAAGCATTTCCTCTTCGCCAACTGTCATTCCCTCACGGAAAAATGCCATCTGTGTTTTTTCCTTGCTTAATCCCTCTCTAGCTCTAAGTGTTGGGATTGTGTCAAAGTTAGATGGTGCAAGCGAAACCGGAAGTCCTTTATGCGTCTTAATCCAGCTTAAATCAAGCCCCTGTTTCTTTCTTTCAGGAAACCACTGTAAACCGAGATAAGGTATCTGGTTACTAGCGTTTTCTGTTGCCGATAATGCGATAGACTTACTGTCTAATACTTCATTGATTAACATCTGTTTACCTCCTGTTATTATTCAAATACAATCATTGGAAGAGCTGTCTTAACTGTTGCGTCATATGTAACGCCGGAATGTGCTTCCGCTACCTTTGTGTTAAGATATGCTTTCTTGAGCAGTACGCCCTGCGGTCTGTCCTCTGTTACATCAAACCTTAAAATACCCACTACTGTAGCTGTGTTGTCAGCCTTGCCATTTGCTCCGATTGGTGTACCCGCTTTGACAATCTTCTTGCCCTGTGCGTTTGTAGCTGTTACACCATCAAAATCAAGTGTTAATGGGATTGCTTCGTTAGGCTCTCTCTTTAAAATCTGAACATCTCCTGCGTATGAAGTCTTTTCATACTGCATATTCATTTCCTTTGCCATTTTTTACCTCCTGTTATTGTTGAATGTAATGTGATAAAACGTCATTGTTCTTAGGTGCATTAGATATAAGGTTTTCTGCTATCTTTTCAGCATTTGTCTTATTGTCTGCACCACCTTTATTACTGCCACTGCCTGGAATATCCTGATGTTTTGCAATCTCCTGTTCCTTAGCCTGTGCTGCAGCCGTTTCTTTTTCGGACATAATCTTGCCAAGCTCGGTGTAATCAAGGCTTCCATCATCTTTAACAACTGTCTTTGCCTGTTCAGCAGTAATCTTAAAATTAGTCATAGCTGCTTCCCTCTGGTCTCTGATAGCGTTAGATTTCTGTAAATCCGTTATCTGCTGATTAGCTGTCTCTAAGGCTTTATTTGCCTTTTCGAGCTCTGTCATATTGCCAGCCTGTATTTCATCAAGCTGTTTCTGTAAGTCGTCTGCTGTGTCAGCTTTAGCCTTGTACTGGCTTACCTTGTTCTTTTCCTTTGCAACTTCTGAATTGTTCTGATTAAGAAGATTGGTAATCTGTTCGTCTGTTGCCTCTGGGAAAAGTTTTAATACATCTTCTCTTGTCATAATTACCTCCGTTAAACACACGCTTTTGTTACCGCAGGTCGCTCCTGCTGTGTTCTTCTGCTATTTACCGCATAGCTGCAAAATGTATAAAATAAAAGCAGCTACCGATTATTCGATAACTGCCTTATTTTGCTGATTATTATTAAATTGATTAACTATCTCTTGTGCTTTTTGTTCTTGTGCTTCCACATCATCAATAGTCTTGTATATATTATCAAGATATGGTTTTGATAAAAGGAATGTCTTTTCTGCATCTCCCCATAAACCAACTGTCTTAATTGCTATAAGTGGGTGTATGCCGCTTTGAAGCAACACTGTAAGCGTCTGCGCCTTGGTATACATATTATCCTGTGGACTGTGATTTATCTGCACATCAAAATCTCTAACCGATAGTTTTAAGTCTTCTCCTGCAAGTCTCAAGATGTTAAGAACCACTACAGCCAGACGCTTTTCACATGATTTGATAAGAGGGTCTTTTAATTTTGCTCTTGATTTTGAGAAATCCCACCCATTTCTAAGCTCAACCGCTCCCTGTGTGTCTCCACCTGTATTACCTTGTTTGTTTGGAATAGCCAATATAGATAAAGCATTGTCTACAAAATCCTCTTTGGCTACTTGGCTTTGCGTTTGATTAAGCTCCTGTGTCATAATATCGACATCAGACTTGTTATCTTTATTCATTGACTTAACAACCAATGCATGGTTTTCTTTCATTTTTTTAAAAGTCTCTTCGTCGACTTCACAATTCACGAACTTAACCCAATATTCAACAAACTGCTGTATGCTATCCATTCTGTTGGACTGCATATTATTGGTTGCATCAAGCATACCTATAATAAGTTCAATGTCAGAAAGTCTTTCGTGATTATTCGGAAATTCTACAATAGGGATTTCGCCATATGTATGTAGTTTTGCTTCAACTACTTTGCTGTCAACAATTCTGAAAGACATAGTGTCTGAAAATGCCATCTTATACCAGTTTCCATCTTCGTCTTTAAGTTCCTGCACAACAAGTATCTGTTCTTCAGTACTCTCATTATAAATAGCATAAGTATTAAGGGGCGTAGGTGCTACAATTCTGAATGGTACATCTCCTTTTTTAGGTTGGGCTGCTTTAAAAGATGTTCCTGTTGCCGACTGCCACTCTCCAGCTTTAATATCTTTTTCTTGCTTATTGGCATCTGTCATAAAATCATTAAGTTTATCAACCGCTTTATTGATAGTTTCATCATCTTTGCGGCTAATAAACTGGATTGGCTCGCCATAGCTTTGTCCTACCTTGAATTGAACCCATTCATAAGCGTGGTTCTCGACAATTTTATTAATTATATCTTCATTAGACAGCTTGGTTCTGTATAAAACAGGTTGGTCGCCCTTGTAGTAATTCCACAGATACTTAATAACTGGCTTATTCCAATTAAATACACCTATAGTACTTCCAATAACCTTAACAACATTGTTAGCAGTTATTGTACCTACATTCGTATATGCGATTTTTCTACCATAACAACCTCTAACAAGGTCTTGAAAATACATTGTGTTCATATCTTGCTCCTAATAAAATGTCATACCGCTTGAACTTCTGCTTTGTGGTATTTCCTTAATTTGAAAATTATCATCATCGTTAGGCACATACCAAATCCATTTGTGGCAATGCTTGCACGCTAACTTATGTGTTCGTGGATCTTTGCTGTCTGCCTTAGTTAAGAACTTGTGGCAGTTCGGACACATTATTGATTTATCTTTATTCATATAAAAATTCATATCTCTACCTCATTGCATAACAAAAGCACCGCCGCAATTAAGCAACGGTGCTTCCGATAAGGATGTGTTTATGAAGAAACATCTTTGTGACTTCTTACAGATATACTATACCACGCCGGCAATGTGACATTCTATGACATCTTTTACAAATATTCACTTCCATATTTGTCTTCAAAGGCTTGTAGTGCTTTAGCATGTATTCTATGTACTTGTCGCCAGCACCAGCCTGTTTCATTTGCAATTTTTTCAAACGTGAATTTTCTGACATATCTTAGAAACAATACTGTATAATAATCTTCATTGTTTATCTGTTCTATCTGCTCTATTATTTTATTTTTTACATCAATGTATTTGTCTATAAGCTTGTCAAGGCTTTCTTCCATTTGTTCAAGTCTGACATATCCACAGCCTGTTTTGTCCGGATCTGATGATGACATGACCCTTTCTTCATTAACAACCGCTGAAATGCTGTATGATAATTCTTTATACTGTGTTATTTCTATCAATTTATTATCAATTATCTTGTTGTAATAACTTATTTGATTAAGATAGTCCTTAGTTGTCATAATAAATTAATACCTCCTAAATGGATTTATAGCAGCTTCAACTTTAGCTGTTCTATTACCTTGTGTCATTCTTAGTGCAAAGTTTGAGAAAACATCTGGAACATCATCTAATTGTTTTTTGCCTGATACCGAATATTGCTTTAACAGTGACATCATCACTCCGTATGGCTCATTAGGCTTATAAAGTGATGCGTCTTTAAAAATAATATGTTGTAATATCCAGTTAGAACATTGGAATATCCTTGCTTCCTTATTCGTTTCGGTCGGTGTATCAGTAATGTTACATATCCAACCTACACTCTCAACACGCTTATTAACTTCCATAGCCACTCTATCACCGCCAGCATTACGTTCAAATTCACACTCTTGTACTTTATTATTCACAAGTACTGCTGCGGCATTTCTGTATTGTTCTTCATAATCCGCTGTGTTATCGCATACACAATCAATGCAGTAATAATCTTCTCCGTATTTCTGTAATACCGGTAGTACAAAGTAATCCGTACCTTTGCCCTTAGTATCGCATTGAGCTGTGATAATTTCTGGTTCTCCGTGTGGCAGATTAAGGTATCTGCGGATTTTATCGTCCGGGAATAATAAGCCCTCACGTTCTATAGGGTCTTGTTTATACAGACAGCGATATGAGATTTCATCCATAAGCAGCTGAATATCTTCAAAATCCTTTACTGTATAGCCACCAAATTCAAAGTCAAAATTACTTTCTCCTGTTACTGGGTCTACATCAGGTACGGATATTACTTTAACTCGTTTGTTTCCCTCATAAGCTTGTATAATACGTCCTATTACGTCTCTAACGCTCCACCTTGTAGCAATATGTATTTCTTTACATGGGTTTCCATCCTCGTCCGGTATCTTTCTTTGTCGTGCATCTACTGCATATTTATCCCACAATTTATCAAGATAGGTTGGGTTTAGTGCTTCTTCAATGCCGCCTATCATATCATCAACTAGCAGAAATTTATTGGCTCTGACTTTACCGGCATTTTTACTGCCGACAGATGTACATTGTACAGATTGAAATGGCTTATATTTTCCTACGTTAAACTGTTCAAGTTTTGCATTTGTACTTGTTACTTCAAGTCCAGGGAACACTTCTCCCCATGTATACTCGTCAGCGTTTGTGACAATATCGTATACTCCATCATAATACATTCGTGTAATGTCTCCGCTGTGTGAATAAAAAAGGTTATATCCGTTTGAGTACCAACCTATAACCGCAGAATGGAAAAACTTTTCGATTGTGGTTTTTCCTGTTCCGGGTGGGAGAGAAATACATAAAATATCATATTTATCATCAATCATGCCTTGTAATGCTTCTATTAAGCCTATTTTGATAAACTGTTTTCTTCTCGGCATATAGAATCTTTCTTTAGGTTCACGTTTCTTTTCTATGTATCTAAAAAAACTGTCAACAACCTTGTTTTGCGCTTCAATCAGTAAAATATCGTAAAACCAATTAATCAGCTCATATTCCGTTTTATTTGCAAACGCATACTTTTCTAAATTCCAAATTGTACCGCCTGTTTTAGTCATGCAGAAGCCCTCTATAAGCTCTTTTGCCCTCTTAGTAAGTTGTAGTCCATACTCAATATCTTTCTCGCCGTTTATGGCTACACTGCAAGCGTCTACATAGGCATCAATTACCTGTTCATCTATTCCATTTCTCTCTATGTAATTTTCATATCCATTGATTGTAGAAATAAGGCTCTGACTAGCCATAAGAAAAGCACCTCCACTTTTCAGCAAAGGTGCTTATAGACCTCTGCCTATAACTGTTTTAGGGTAGCGCCACAAACCATTTATGTGGCGGTATTTCGCTTTATTTTACTATTATCATATCTTTTATCATTTGAACTGTATTATTTACTGCTTTTTTTAGAATATTATCGTCAATTTCTAAATCTCTTACTTCTCCGCTCCTAGCCATTCCTGCGCAGACGCAATCGCTAATCATTTCAAGTACATCTATCAGGTTTACATCGCTTGGGCAGTTCGATAATAAGTGATGTCTTTCGGCTTTGATATGTAGCTGATACCATTCGTCATTCACAAAGTCCGTTCCATTGTTTATTGTAGATAAAAAGCTATCATAGAACATTTTTTCCTGTGATTTTTTGGTACAATCGTGATTTCTTCCTCTTTCTTCTATTGTTTTTGACAGTTCATACATAACAGCTTCTACATCTTCAATGTGCATATCGTTTGCCTCTTGGAACTTCTCAAAAGTAACATCTTTAGGTGCTGTTCTTGTATCTCCGTTTGGATTCTTTTTAATTTCTATCATAGTCATTCATCCTTTCCACTATTTAGGGTAGCGACTAACTCCATTTGTTAGCCGGTAAAATTTTTATTAAAATGTTGGCATTGCTTCATTGCAAACCGGATGCAATTTGTTTATAAGTGCATTATAATCATCAATTACATACCTTACCGGGATCGTATATGCTTTAATGCCATATTTATTTGCTGTTTCCATTTCAATGCAACAGCCGTTCCAATCATAGTTCTCCGCAATTCCTATGAACACATCAGCCTGTGCCAGCTTCTTAAGACTTTCACCTAAATACCATACAGCTTCTTTGCTGTCTTTCGGTGGGTTATCCTCAATGTAGCTGTCGATAAGCTCTAACTCTTCGCCCTCGTATATTTCAGCAATCTTTTTCATCTTCTGAATACTAGCTTTGATTTCTTCCTCTATTCTGTCTCTCATTGGCACACTTACAAATAATTTTTTCATAGCTTCTATCTCCTTTTCTATGTTTTATCAACCTTTAGCTTTCTAAGGTCAGCAGCTACAATCAATCTGTAGCCGGTAATATCACTTAATCAATATCCGCAATGCTTTCTACAAAGCAGTTGTAGTAGATATATCTCTTGCCGTTAAAATCAAACTTGACATATCCACCATCATTTGTATCAATATCAATCTTTCCTTCATATGTTGCAAGTTCTTTACCATCTGCTGTATATACAGTAATTGTTCTCTGCATACCACCATTGATATTACTCTTAAAATCAGTTACGCTTCTTTCCCATTGTGCGGTACATCCGGTCATTCCTAAACACAATGTCAATCCCAATACAACTGCTAAAATTTTCTTCTTCATAATAATTCCTTTCCACTGATAACCAGCAATCATTGCTCTAATTCATTAATTCTGCTTTCAAGTACATTTATGTACTCTCTCATTTTTTGTCCGTCTCTCTCTGAAAGATACTCAACACCAGTAGTTCCTATTTCCCACGATATTTCTTTCAAGTTTTTGATTGCATTTTCAACTTTGTTATCGTCACGATTAAGCTCTTCACATAAGCACTTAGCAATATCTTTAAATGGCTGTGGGTGTTCTACTCTCTCTAATGCCTTTTCAAAGGTGTAATCTCCCTTGTAATCCATAATAATACCGACGGCTTCATACTTTCCAAGATTAACCCCTAAAAATCGGTCTGTAGTTGTATTCCATATAGCATATAAGTTATCTATATCATCTTGTAATGCAACTATTAACATAATCTCACTCCTTGTTCAGTTCATCCGCATATCTTGTCATTTCAATCTGTGTTCCGTTTTCATCCCTTGCACCGACAGTTACATATCTGTTACTTCCACTCATCATATCCCCAATCCGTATTTCCGTTTTATCATCATCAAACTTGTAACACTCACGCATTTTCTCAATGCAGTTATTCATTTCTGATATTTTCATAAAATCACTTCCTATTCTTTTTGATAATCTCTCTGAATGCATCAAGTATTCCTGTTTCTTCAAGCAAAAACACCGTTCCTGCAATGCATATAGATATCATAAGTGCCACAACTACTATAATCACAATTAAAAACATAATCGCAAAAGCATTACTCATTCTTCATAAACCTCTCAAAATCTTTTCTACACTTAGGACATAATTCATATGTTCTTTCGGAAAATCCATATCTTCTAACATTCTTTATTTCAAGACACATATCATTATCTTCAAAAGTGGGAACTATATCTCCGCAACATCCAACTTGCTTAAATCTAACTTCTTTCCAGCTCTTAGGTATTATTTCTTTTCCGCACCTATCACAAGTGTGCCATTCTTTTTGATGTTTCATTCTTCTACCGCCTTAATATCCGCCATTAAATTCCGAAAGCCATTCTTTCAGCTCTACATGTGCCTTAGCAAAGCAAAGTTCCATGTCACCATCATTTTCATCGACAATTACTACATCTTCGCCATTACACCTAGCTTTAGGGTAATCATCAGCACAGCCTTTTTTATAAATCAAAATATTCCAATCACATATTTTGCTATAAGTAATTTCAAGATGCATCGGAAAGTCTTTTGCTTTATCGTCAAAAAATTTTAAAAATTCATTCATTCTTCCACCAACTTTCTGCCGCAGATAGGGCAATAAGATATTTTCATCACCATTTCAACATTCATATCTTTACTGCTACACACCGCAAAGGACGGACATTTATTCAAGTCGCATGTAATTACAGGTTTATTTGACAACTTATCAATCTTAAATTTGCCATAATGTGTTATGACAGGAAATTTTTCCTCGCAAAATTTACACATATTACACCTCAATCCCATATTCTTTGAAATAGTTTTCAATATCTTTAGGTATCTCAACACCTAGTTCTTTTGCTCTTTTAATGCATTTGTCTTGCGGATAAATAATATGTGTTTTTGTATCTCTGTAGGTTGTACAGTCTATACCAGAACTATATTTTGCACATTCTTCTCTGTATTCGCATATATCGCATTCGGTATTTTTCTCTTTATATTTTTGTGGCTTGTATTTCTTAAAATCCTTGCACTCATAGTCAAGTGATGTATTATTCCCTTTTTGGCATTCATAAACCGGATATTCTTCTCCTGTTTCTTCATCAAAATCAAAATCTTCATCGCAATATTTGCAAATTGAGCAATCTTTCATATCGCACCTCAAATCTTCGTAAATATATCCAAATCATAGTTATCTCTGATATAGTCAACAACTTCCTGTAATTTGCTTTTCACAAATTCATCACTGGCAATATCTGGGTGTGCGTAAAACATGCAACTGTCTTTCTTTCCGTCTGCTTTATATTTACGATAGTTAAATGTCATTGTAAAAAGTGGTATTTCTGTCAGATTCTTTGTCTTGTGTCTTATCCAGCGATTAACAATTCTCTCAATCATCATTCTTCCCCCATAAATTATCTGGTAATTCTTCGCCGCCATAAATCTTGTTAGCATATTTCTTAAATGTCGGCACGCTACAGCCTGCTACTTTTGCTGCCTTTACTTGTGAAGCCTGCCCTGATATGTACAGGTTAATTGCTTCATAGAATTTATCTTTGTTTAGTGGGTGTACGCCCATAGCCATAATAATCACTCCTTATTTTAAATATTTCTGTGCTAAGTTTTCTCTTATCATTCCAGACATGAAATGTTGCAAGCTCTTAGTTACTTCTTTGCCATCAATCTTGTATTTTGTCTGTAAGTAATAATCTATCAACTCTTTGTAGTAATCATCAAATCCATAAGCAGAATTATCACTCATATAATTACCAACTGGCTCAAAGTAATTAATAACTATCTTTGTCAAAGCCTGTTCTGTAATGCGTATATGGCTCATATTTTGAGTTTTATTGTACTGTTCAAGGAAATAATCAATAATATGTTTTAACTCTTCTATTCGCCAATCTGACGGTTCACAATCAGCAAATTCAACAGCAAGGTCTTTAATCACATCAGATTTGTTCTCGCCTTTTTCTGTTGAAAAAGCATATATATCTCCTCTTGAAGAATCTTTAGATTCTGAAAGAGCATTTGATGTATCACTTATACATTTATCACTTAAATCATAATTGTTATACTTATGTATGGATTTTTCTCCACTACCCCCTATGGATTTATTTCCGTTACCCTGTGGATTTTTATCCACCCCCTCATTTTCTTCTTTTATTTCCAATTCATTAATAAAATCATCATAGAATTTTTGAGTGAGTGTTATTATCCTGCCAGTAATTTCTCTTGTTCCCTCTCTATATGTATATTCACGTTTAATATGTCCGTTTTTCTCTAACTTCAATATTGCCTTTTGAATCGTATTTTCCTTTACACCGATAAAATCAGCAAAATGTCTGTTATTAGCATAACATTGCTTTTTACTGCCTTTTGATAAACTGTATATTTCTAAGAGTAAAAACTTTTCGTTAGGCGTATACTCTCTTGATAGATATAAATTTTTGTAAATCCATACGCCTTTAAAATCCCTAGTTTCGGGTATTATAATTTCTTTTGCCATAATCGAATACCTCCGCTTGATATTATTTATGTATGCCTGTGATACATACTCCACTTAATTCATAAAACAACAAACAGGCACAGCGGAAGTGCTTTTCGCTTCGTCAAGCTAGTTTGTTGTAATCGGATAGACAGGACTTGAACCTGTGACTACTTGAATAAATCAAGCGTTACTCCCAACTGAACTACTATCCGAAATCACAGATAAAGCAACAATTTATATCTGTGAAGCAAGTGATTTTTGTTGTTGCCTTTGTTTCACTTGAATGGACTTTCTACCATTTCCGACAATGCTTTACTGCATTTAATGCCGAAAGCTATTGCTATGGTGAGGATTTGCACCTCCACATGACACTTAAGACGAGTTATCTAAGTTGCAGATTTCAACTCATAAATCTACTGCAATACTGGCTACCTATTTCAGCACATAGCAACTTAC